ATTAATTCAAAATGAACAAGGTCGTCAAACCCGTTATCTTTTGTGGTGCGTTGTTCTGCGCCTCGCATGACATCTTTATCTAAGCTTGGGGATGACCAGTCACCTCCCCAGCGAACGTTGACTCCCATTTTTGCAGCTATGCCTAATACAAAGCCACCGAGATAATGGAAGTCGTCCCTCGCTTTCCAATCTATCGGGTAAGGTGCAATATCTACAGCCTTACCCTCTAAGTGCTTACTAAATTTGGTCTTTGATTTTCCTTGCGCCAACAATTCATTTTGTCTTTTCTCAGAACGCAAACCTTCAATGACAGTAATATCAAAGTATTTCACCACTTCATTTAATACATTGATTAAACGACTGTCTACACCGTTTAAACGTTCTTTGCTTCGTTTGCCAAACCTAGGCACTTAAAACTTCCAAACTAATTTTCCGATTGCAACAATAACATCCATACATTCTTTTGCTATTTGTTGCTGCTCAGATTTACTAATAGAGCCATCTTTCTTCGCATCATGATATTTCTGTGCTACTTCTTTAACCTCTTTTATTAAAGGCTTATACTTAACTGCGGCCATTGTTCCTACAGCTCCTAGTATAATAACTAGCATGTATGCGGCATTACTAAGTGATAACCATTCCATTATTGTTTCTCCTTGAGTATCTGTTTTATTTCAGCGATGTCCTCCATCATCATATCTAGTTTATATGTGATTAGCTCTCTATCAGCAACCACATCTCTTTTACTTGCTTTCAGCTCCATGTCTCTTTTTATAGCATCTATATCATATTGCATGAATCCAAACGCTAAAATCATCGAGCATACTAAAGCAATAATTGTAATTATATTTTCTATGGATATATTTGTATTCAACTTCATCTAACAGTTCCACTTTCTAAGGGCTTTGTTTATTCTACTATTTGGGTCATTAGCAGTTTTACTACTTGTTAATTTTTTCTTCATGCCGCTCATTCTTTTACAAAAAGCTTTACGCCTATGGTAAGCTTTGCTTCCTTTCTTTAGTTTTGAGGGCTTTGTTGTTACAGCAGTTTTTAACTTGGAACCGGGATTGGCCTTTCTATAACTAGCAACACCAGCAGCGTTTAAACCACCTGATTTGGATTTGCCTTCTTTTCGCTGCCATGCTGGTGTTTTATAACTCATTACTTCTTCTTCACAATCTTTTTAATTTTGTTGTTGTGTGTGCGAGCATAAATATATTTACTGTCTTCACGTAAATAATCTCCATAATATTTTTTACCGCCATACATCCAACTTACTTTTTTTATTTTAGTGTTTGCCATTTACTCTACTCAAACTTCCTTTTATTTCTGATACCTGATTATCTAAATCATTTATCTGTCTAGTTAAATCATCAAATTTTCTATCAGTTCTTTCGTCAGTTTTATTCCATCTGTCTATAAGTTTTATTAACATACCTTCAGTATTCTCAAGGGTTTCACTCTGGCCCCTGTTCTCCGTTTTTAGGTCGTTTAAACTTTCTGCCTGCGCAGACCCTCTTTTGTTCATAGAGTAAACCATATACACTAGCAAAGCCCCTACGACACCTATCATACCCGCTTCGCTGTAAATCGCTAGAAAATCCATTATTCTTTTTCCTTACATTCATCACACAACCAACTATCTAATTCATGAATTGGTTTTTCACAGTCAGCACAATGATTCGGGGTCATCGTACTCTCCGCAGTTCCCGGTTAATAAAGTAATTATGATTAAAGTCATCTTCAGTTAAGATTACTTTCTCTTCCTTTTTTTCTTTCCCCACGACAAGGGATTTAAGTTTAATTCTTCTTCGTACCATTTTAATTGTTCTTGCATTTGTGTTATCTTTACTTCTTCTTCTTCAATATGCTTTTCTACAAGCTCTTCAATGCTGGAATTAGCAAGTTCCATTCTTCGTTCAAGGTCTCCAATTCTGTTCTCAATACGTACGTAACCCAGACTAATGAAAATAACTCCAGCAATAATTTGGCCAAGCCACTTGATGTTAAGACTAATCCGATAATTATCGTCAAGTTTAGTGACCCCATAACTCCTGTACGTTTTTTCATCGCTCATATAGTAAGTATGATGCCGCCAAGTACAAGTATTACAAAGGCCAAAACCTTAATAATGTCTTTAATGTCTTCACTCACTAGACCACTCATCCTTTTGCATTTCAGCTATAGCTTCACTATGTGATAAAGCAGTAATACCACTTGTGCCTTTTACTGCATCTAATGTTCCATCTGCTATAGGTAATTCATATTTAACTAATACTTTACTACCATCGTTATTCCATCTTGGACTTCCAAGTTTGCCTAACTTAAATGCTGACTCTTTCCAAGTTGGAGATTGCAATGTAGTAGTATTTACCACCTGCTCTGTGTACGTATAACTTTCTTCTTCTTGCGGTACAGAATGAGGCTCTGCGTTGAGTTTTTCTAATAACTCAGCTTTGGTATCACTTGATGAATAATCTACGTCACAATCGTCCATATACGCCTTTATCTCTGCTTTTGTGTTATCATCTGATGGGTAGTAATCATATTTATCTACCATCCTTGTAGCACTACGCTCTTCATCTCGATATGTGTATTCATTCCAAGATAATCTATCAGCTTTTTTAAGTTTAGCAGGTAATGCTGACTCCCACTTTGCTTTTGTTAATATTAAATATGTATTAGTCATTTTTGTGTTTACCTTTTTGGTGTTTATAGTTTTTCTGAATTTCAGCTAATGATAGTTCTTTATTGTAGACTCTTAGCTCATCAATCATACCATCTGCATAATAATTATCATATCTACCTACATGAACATTTGCACTAAGGTTTTCCATAGAAACATAAGTTCCCGAGTTGTCAAGAGTAGTTGCAACATTGCTTCCATTAATATATAATTTTATTCCTGCGTTTGCACTTGAACCACCTCTTCCATCATAAGTAGCACACACATGAAACCAAGAACCTTCATAACTCGCTAAAGAGGAATTGTAATTAGCTAATATATAATTATTGCTTACGCTTTCATCGTATAATTCAAATGATAATTTATTACTTAAGTTTATCCATAATATATACTCTGCACTTGTATTGTATATTCCTTTTGATATTATTGGAAATCCTGTAACATCGTTAGGTTTTAACCAAGCCTCAATACTAAATGGTAAATCACCATTACTATCTCCAAAGCTAAACACTTTATTGTCTGGTATTTCTAAATACTCATCAACACCATTTAACCTTAACACATTGCTACTTGGATTAGTAAAGTAAAACCCAAGTCCATCTCTGTTTGAGTTAAGTCCTTCTCTGATTGTTATAGAATCTGGTGAGCCTTGTACTGTGCCATTGTTGCCAACGCCACTTCTATCAGTCCATGTAGTTACACCATCATTTCGCCAATATCCTAATAAATATTGTCTTTCAATTTTTAAATTTGTTATAGTAGCTACAGCAGTATTTGCAGTAAGTGCAATCATTAAACCACCATAAGATGTATTAGCATAAACAGTTTCATTAAATGTTCCTGTAATTCCTGTTTTATAAGTTTCTTGCCCACCCCATGACTTTAAATCGATATTTCCTGTAGTTACTGAACCTTGAATACTTATTTTATATAATCTTGTATCGTTTTCAAAAGAGCCAGTCAAAGTCCTTATAGTGCCATTATCTGCTGTTGCAGTTATTGAGGTCGCAGATGTTCTTGTTGCGTTAGAAACTTGATTCCATTGAGTTGTATCTGTAAAATCATAACTACCACCTAATAAATCAGTTGTGTCTATAAATTGACTATGTGTAGTAGCATCTAATGCGATACCATCGTTGAATAGTTCTTGGACTTGAGTTTGATTAAATGCAGAATTAAATATACTTGCCTCATCAAGAAAACCATGATACTCCATTTGATTTGTGTGACCAATACTTAATCCAGTAGTTTCTAAATCAACTGTTCCTCCACT